CAGAACAAGAAATAACTATTAAAAACCAACCTGTATTAACAGTCTGCGATTATAATAATTTAGTATTAGATCCCACCTGCGAAGGCGACATAGATAAAGCCAGCTTTGCTATTTACAGCTTTGAAACCTCATTATCCGAACTTAAGAAAGACGGTCGGTATAAGAATTTAGATCAAGTTAATTTCGAGAATGCTTCGGTATTAGCTGAAGCTGATCATAAAGTTAAAACTGACGATACTTCGTTTACTTTTAAAGATAAAGCTCGTAGGAAGGTAGTTGCTCGGGAATACTGGGGATTCTGGGATATTGACGATACCGGAGAGGTTAAGCCATTTGTCGCCACCTGGGTAGGGAAGACTTTTATTCGATTAGAAGAGAACCCCTTTCCGGATAAGAAATTACCCTTTGTATTAGTTCAGTATTTGCCCCGACGTCGAAATGTCTATGGTGAACCTGATTCAGCTCTTATTGAAGATAACCAGAAGATCGTAGGAGCAGTAACGCGAGGAATCATTGATATCATTGGGCGTAGTGCGAGTGGGCAACAGGGCATCCGAAAGGATGCGCTGGATGTTACCAATGCAAGGAAATTTGAGCGGGGTGAAGATTTTAAATTTAATGCAAATGTGGATCCTAAAGTGGCATTTTACATGGAGACATACCCGGAAATTCCTCGTTCTGCCATAGAAGTAATCCAGATGCAGAATAACGATGCAGAGGCTTTAACAGGCGTTAAGGCCTTCACACAAGGTATTTCTGGCCAGGCCCTGGGAGTTACAGCAACTGGTATTAGATCAGCCTTAGATGCTACTTCCAAGCGGGAATTAGGTATCTTACGCCGGCTGTCCAATGGAATGACTCGAATTGGCCGTAAAATCATCTCTATGAATTCAGAATGGTTGGAAGACGAAGAAATCATTCGTATTACCAACGAACAATTAGTAGAGATCGATCGTAATGATTTAGGCGGTAAATACGATATTAAGCTTAATATTTCAACAGCTGAAGCAGATGAACAAAAAGCCAGCGAATTAGCATTTATGTTACAAACTGTAGGCAATAATATGCCTATTGAAATGACTCAGATGATTTTGTCAGATATTGCTAAATTGCGTAAAATGCCTGAGTTAGCTAAACAAGTTCAGGAATACCAGCCTCAACCAGATCCTATAGCCCAGGAAAAAGCTCAATTAGAAGTAGAATTACTACGAGCTCAAATAAGCAATGAGATCGCTAAAGGACGCGAGAATGAAGTAGATGTGGGTCTCAAGACAGCTAAAACTGCAACTGAAGAAGCTAAAGCACGGCAGATGCATAGCGATTCTGATAACAAAGATCTTGATTTTGTTGAGAAAGAATCTGGAGTAGCTAACCTTCGAGATCAGGATGCTGCTGAAACAAAACATGCTCAAGATATGGAAGGTAAAGAGCATGATAGATTATCTGCTCTTGACAAAGAAGCATTCAGTGCGTTAAATAAAGGATAGAGGTTTAATAACTAGTTAATTTAACCATAAGGAAAATACTATGCAGCCCATTGAACAAATTGAAGTTGATATCGAGACAGCCGAAAAAGCACAAGCATTACGAGATCAATGTGTTAAATTACTTGATAACGAACATTTTAAAGTAATTATTGAAGAAGAGTATTTTCAAAAAGAAGCTGCTAGATTAACAATGGCTAAAAGTTCTGATCTTAATGATCAACAAATGCGAAATATTGAAAATATGATGTATGGGGTTGGTTCATTACGTAATTTTCTTAGCGCTATTATGATTCGCGGTGCTCAAATGGATCAGTCTCTTAAACAAGACGAAGAAACTCGTGAAGAGATGTTAGCTGAGGAGATTGAAAACCATGGCTGAAGCTACAGAAACTCCAGGAACTTCTCTAGGAATATCTGACGAAGAGTTTTTAAAACAAGATCATAGTGAGTTTTTGTCTGATCCTGTTATTCCGAAAACAGATGAAAAACCTGAAGATAAAGAAATTGAATCATCGGATCAAACCGATGAGGACGATAAAGAAGCATCCTCTGATAAAGAGGATAGTGAAGCACAGGAGCACACTGAAACTACCGCCGACAAGGAAGAAGTAGCCGACACTAATGAGGATACTCAACAGACGGATGAAACTTCTGAGGATAGTGATGATTCAGAATCTCTCGATACTGGTAAGAAAGACTCAACTGACACGAAAGGGGATACCCAGGATACAAAAGAGTTTGATTACAAAAGTGCATTTGAAAAGGTAACTAGTCCTTTCAAAGCCAATGGCACTAAAATGCAGGTTAAGAATCCTGAAGATATTCAGCGTCTCATGCAAATGGGCGCTAATTATCAGAAGAAGATGGCTTCACTGAAGCCACATCTTAAGACAATTAAGATGCTTGAGAATAACGATTTACTTGATGAGGCTAAACTTCATCAATTAATCGATATTCATAAAAAAGACCCTAAAGCAATTGCCAAGCTTATTGAAGAAAGTGGAATAGACCCTTTAGATATCAATACGGATGACCAATCGGAGTATAAGCCGAAAGATTATTCGGTTAGTGACAAAGAATACAATTTAGATCAAGTACTGGAAGAGATCAAAGATACTGAAACTTTTAGTAGAACGATTGATGTTTTAACTAAAGAATGGGATCAGAAAAGCAAAAATGTTATTTCAGATAACCCAAACTTTATTACTATTATCAATCAGCATATGGGTAATGGAGTCTTTGATAAAGTTAATTCAGTAATGCAGCAAGATAAAGCACTTGGTAAATTAAGAGGTGTTTCTGATGCTGATGCATATGGTCAGATTCTTGAAGATATGCATAAAAAAGGTATTCTTAAGCACACCGATGATGATAAATCGTCATCTGAAAAGGTATCGAGCGAATCTGAAGACAAATCACAAGCTAATGCTGAACGTGATAAAAAACGTAAAGCTGCGGCGCTGGGTAAGCAAAGTACTTCAAAGAAAGAAGCAGCCGTTAAGAATTTTTTAAACTTATCGGATGAAGATTTTTTAAAACAAAATGCTCCCGGATAATTTTATAACTCGAGAGAATTATCATGGCTAACGAAAATGCATATAACAGTCCCACCGCAACCGATGCGGGGACTGCATCAGATATAGGCTTACAGGCCCGTACTGATTATTACTATAAAAAAGCGCTTATTGCGGTTCGCGATAAGCAGTGGTTTATGCCCCTGGCTGACGTACGAGCAATGCCGAAGCACATGGGTAAGAAAATCAAGCAGGATGTTTATGTTCCTCTGCTTGATGTACTGAATACCGGCGACCAGGGTATCAACGCTGACGGTGTTGTTATTCTTGCTGATGGAGAATGGTCTTCATGGGATTCTTCTGGCGTAGTTACCGGTGTTTCAGATGCTTCTGAAGCAGCTGCTTTGGCTGCTGCTGGAGCTGGCGGTACATTCGCTATCAATGACCAGAACTTGTACGGTTCTTCTAAAGATACCGGTACGATTACTTCTAAAATTCCAGCATTAACTGAGAATGGCGGACGAGTTAACCGTGTTGGTTTCACACGTACGCAAATTACTGGTGATCTGTATAAACGTGGTTTCTTCACTGAGTATACTCAGGAATCAATGGACTTCGATTCTGATGCAGAATTGCTGTCTCATATTACTGAGGAAGCTCTTGTTGGTGCCAATGAGCTGACTGAAGCCGAGCTTCAGGCAGATCTTATTACCAATGCTACAGCAAACGGTACTGCCTATTACATGGGAGGAACAACCAAGGTCACAGTTGACGAAGTTGTTACATATACCGATCTGATGAATCTTTCTATTGCTTTGGATAACAATAAGACCCCAAAACAGACGAAGATTATCAGCGGTTCCCGTTTGATCGATACGAAAACCATTAATGGTGGTCGTGTTATGTATATCGGTTCTGAATTGATCCCGGTTATTAAAGCTATGGTTGATCTACATAGTAACCCTGCATTCGTCTCTGTTGAGAAGTATGCTTCGGCCGGTAATATTCTAAATGGTGAGATCGGTACTGTTGATCAGTTCCGTCTGATCGTAGTTCCGGAAATGCAGTTTGCCGAGTATGGTGGAGCAGCTTCTGCTGATGTTGGCGGTACGGGTGCTTTGACAGATGCAGACATCTATCCAATGCTGGTTGTTGGTGATGGTGCCTTCACGACTATCGGTTTTCAGACTGATGGTAAATCTGTTAAGTTTGTTATTAATCACAAACCGCCTGGCAAAGATATTGCTGCGCTGACTGACCCATATGGTGAAGTAGGGTTCTACTCTATCAAATGGTATTATGGTTTCATGGCCTTGCGCCCTGAACGTCTTGGTATTATTTGGACTGCCCTAACTGCAGTATAAATAATATAAATTGTTTCCTCGGGAGCCTTCCAAGCTCCCGGGGAATACTTTTCATAAGGAAAATAAAGCATGAATGATACAACTGGAAAAACAGGTGGCGAAATGAAACAAATAGCTGTTAAAGATATGGATGCTGGAGAAATACGTAAAGAACTTGCACAAAATAAAGTTACGTTGCATCACAAAACAGGCATAGAAAAGCTTATATCGACTCTTATTGCAGTCCGTACTGGCAATTACCAGGCTCCGGCACCTACAGAATCTGCGCCTAAAGCGCCTTCAAGTATTCCTAAACCGGTACCAGAAAAATTTGTAAAGCCTACTGCAGCTGCATTAGCAGCCAAAAAAGAACATGAAACACTGACTCGGGAACAGCGAGCAATGAAACTCACACGAGTTATAGTTACTCCTAATGATCCCAATATGTCTTCGTATCCCGGGCTTATTTTTACAGTGGGTAGTTCTAAAGTAAATAACGGTCGTATGATTAAGAAATTCGTGCCTTTTAATAAAGAATCAGGTTGGCATGTTCCCCAAATTATTTTAGATACTATTGAAAATGCTGAAATGCAGAAATTTAAAACTGTTAAATTGCCAGATGGTAATAAAACTTCACAGGCATATATAACCAAGAAATTTAATGTTCAAGTATTGGACCCGCTTACGAACGAAGAAATGCAGGCTCTTGCTGCATCTCAGCGAGCTGTTGGAGGGCTTGGTTAAATGGCAGCATTAACTATTACAGACTTAACTGATAATATAGCTACCAGTGCTGCATTTGTCGTAACCGGTGACGGTGTATTTGACGATATGATGGAAACTGTTAATGCGCATTTTGATGCGCAGTTTCAGTTAAATCGTATTACTAATACTGATTTTGGACAAATATATGCAGAAGCAGTAGCTGCTGTATTAGCTCAAGCTGTTGCATATACAATCGGAGTTCAAAAAGGCAATGCTGAAGAAACTTTGTTATTTCAAAAAGAAGTAACTGAGTTTGCTCAGACTGGTCAAACAACGTTAGTTGCTCCAACTGCTGGCAGTATTCAAGGAGCCGCTGCTCTATTATCGGTTGAGCAAGCTAAAGGCTTTCTTTGGAATGCTGATCAGAAATATCTTAAAACTATCCTGGATGCCTGGGCTATTAATATCTCTACATCCGGCGTAGCAGCTACTGGTGTAGATGCCATTAACGAAGTAGGTGCCGGTAACATTAACACCCAAATATCTAACGCTGAGCCAACTTAATAGGGCTGTGTAATGGGCTTTATATCTAGTATTTTTACAGCCGTTATTACGATTGTTGTCGCGGTTATAATATTCATTGTTGATGCTGTTGTCGCAATAGTAGAAGCAATTGTTCAATTAATCATGATACTCCTCGGTTGGGAGCCAGAAGGCCAAACCGTGGAGTATTTTGAAGTACGTAACATCCCACTCTTCGAAGATACTGATAGGCAAAATCCTCTATTAAGCGCAATTCTTTCCAGTATTTTAAATAATACAGATCTCTCTACAGGTATTGTTTACTCTCAGACATTTACAAGTCTCAAAGGAGATTTTCGTGACTTCATGGCATTTATTGATGATGGAGATTATTTTGAATCATTTCCTACAGTAGAATCTTTTATCTTAATCCCAGATTATGATGAAGTAAATGCGGCATTGCTAACTCTTACTGGGGTTACTTGCACGGCAGAATCAATTCGATTAAATGCGTTAACTTTTATAGATTGGATTAAATATTGGCTTCAAGAAAATAAAGATTATGATGTTGGAGAAAATAGATTAGGATTAGAATTTACAGAAGATTTTACTGCTCCTGCTACCCCAGCAGCCACTACTAATACTTTTTTACATACGCTAACTATTACAGATGAAGTAGCCACAGAAGATACAATGCAAGTCAATGCAGAAACCCCTGTTAGTACTTCTCCAATTACGCCTGCAGCCACAGTAGTTGTTAAGACAATTGCATTAACTACAGCAGATGAAGCAGCTACTGAAGACGAAATGACTGTAGAATCCCGGTGGCAAGTAGATTTTAGCGAGATTACTTATAACTCCGGTCCTGATGATTACACGATTGATGTTTTTAATGATGATGGGGATACGGCTACTCTTGGGTATACAGCACCTGCTATTCCTACTCAATTGCATTATATCGTACTTTACTACAAGAATAGTGACCCAACTCGACAATACATATTTATATATCAAGTAGGTGAAGGTACATATGTTGATTTAGATACTGTTGAGACTCCTATCGATATTGCCGGCAATACGCTACAAACAGTACCCGCTATTCCTCTTCGAATCAGCAATTCTAATTACACTACTTTTGGTGCATCCAAAGAAGCAGCGATCGATGATATATGTGACTTAGTTAATTTAGATGCAGAAGCTATTCTTGATGAAGTTTTAAATGACCCGGATGCAGATCCTGGAGATATAGATAACGTTTATATTAATTTTGGAATCCGGTTGAGAGATACTTCTCAGGTAGGCATAACATATTTATTTAATATGTTTGAGAACTTGTTTCCATCACAGGGTACAACTCAAGCTGATTATGATGCTGCTTCTCCTGGAGACGATAAACCTCAGAATAATATCATTACGGAAACAGATGACAATAAACTGGTTTTCCAGTGGTCTTATATTACGTTCGAACACACTACTTTAGCAGCAATTGATGCTGCCCCGGGTAGCGATGAATACGCAGTATATTATTCAGATGCATCGAAATTCAATGCCTCTAATCTCCTAGTTTCCCCTTACTACATTTCTTCAGCTAAAACTACGTACAATGTAGGTTTTAAAGCAGGTACATTAACTGAAGTAGCAGATTTCTTAACAGGTAGCGGAACAGTTAATTCAGGTACTGTATCTGCTGAAGCTACTAATTGGCTACAAGTAACTGAAAGGCTTAGCTATAATAACCCTACTCCTGTATTAAAAGATCCAGATAATACCACCAGTGCTTTATTATTTTTAACTCCAGATCAGGTATACGAGAATAACGGATCCGGAGTATTACGATTAGTGAATTCAGCAGCTGAAGAAACTACCGTAGGGCAAGCAATTACCTATTACTGCGCTGATGAGGACGGATTAGACGCCTATACTGTTGTCGCACCTATTGCTGCCATGAGAGTAATTGATGGGGACTCAGGCGTGTTCAGGACCGTTAAATTCAATCTGGGAGATGAGCTGGATTTAATGGCTC